GGAATTTTAAGTTTTTTTTTTCTAATTCTTATCGTCCAATCCACCAATTGAGTTATTGTTCCCAGCGTTTTATGTGGTATCATGGTTATGTTTTACCAGTGCCAAATAGTGTGCCAAAAATTCTTTCTTCAATTTTGTATGGTACAAAAGGCAGACCACATCGTTCACGTGAAATTTTATCTCGGATTTTAGGTATCCGAATGGAGTGTTTCTTCTTGCCCAAGTTGCGAGCATTTTTAGAAGAGTACATTTCATATCTTTTTGATAAGTATTACTCAGAGTTGCGGAGGGTTCCACCAAAAGATATGCTGTCGTATGATGAATTGCTCCTTATTAATAGGACATACTCTCAAGCGTTGCAATTGTATATCAACGATGTGGACGTGGATGAACGTTCTTGGTGCCCATATCGTAAAGGTCGTCATGTACCTTTCGACAATGAGCACATTGTTGATTTAATTAATTAGGTGGAGGGGGTGAGGGTTTCTTTCACTTTTTTCCCTCACGTGGATCAAAAATGTCAAAGTTAATAAAGTATGCTGAGGATACTTCACACGCTTTTTTGGGTGAGTCAAGTTCTGGTCCAGCAAATCCTGCTAATAGTGATTTGCAAAGAGTTCTTGCCCACGGATTGGGTTATGCCTTCTCTCCTTTGCGTTATGGTTTGGAGCTTGCTTCAGACGGTGTTTCTGCTTTATTACCTAAGCAGCGAGGAAGAGGAAGTCCTAGGTTAGCTGCACTTCCTCAAAAAGTTGCAGAAATGCCGCCTAATCAACAAAAGAAAAAACAGCAAAAAAAGAAAAAACCAAAAGGACGGTTTAAGAAAAAAGGAATTAAGAAGTTAAGACCCACTTTTTCTATTTCTAGGTTAAGAAGAAAACAAGGAGTGCGTAGACCCACTTTTAGTAATTTTACTAAGCAGTACAATCGAGAGTTTCAAGCACCTACCTCGATTGGTTTCCGTAGAAATTGGTCTAATACTCTTACTTTTTCAGCAGGGCAAAGACCAGGGTGCTTTGTTTTGCGAGGCAAGCAATTGTTGGGAGATATGTTTGTGGGTACTCAAGTTGATACGTCAACGAGTGTATATTTGGCTGTGTCTAATACTGGTAAGAAGATCACTCAATTTTATGTTATGCCACAAAACAATTTGTATTTTGGTCATGGACCGTGTAATGGTTTTACAGAATTTATGGAGCGTTATGAGATTTCAACTCGTTTACACTTCTTAACTTCGTCTCCAACACAAACACCAGGTGCGTTAAAGTTAGCGTATTTTGGAGATCCAGTGATGTTTTATGCAAATACAGCAAAAACTGGAACCGTCTTTAATGATGAAGATCCCAAACTACCTGCTAAGGTTGATACACCAATTTCTGCAGATTTAGCAGATTGTCAAAATATTGCGGATGGTAGTGTGTGGAAAGATTTAGTCACACCTTGGTCGCGTAAGCAGCCAAAGGATCCCTTTAAGTATGTGCCAGGTTTTACTTATAGTGAATATGTTGATCCATCAGTTACAGAAGCAGAAGACATTCGTGCAAATGCGCAAGGTGTGTGGGTTTTTTCTGGAGCAGGAATGCAGCCAGGAGGGGCCAATACTACAGTGTCAATTGGTGAGTTGTGGATTGAGTATGATTTGCAGTTGTGTGATGTTATGACTGTGCAAACTTTTACGCAACTACCACTGCCAGATGGTACCAAAATGACAGTGCGAGTTCGACCAACTTCGACGCGCGCGAAGCGTCAGGCTAAAGAAAATAAAGAAGCAGAGAAGATGTTAACTCGAATAGAACTTCTGGAACAGAAGTTAAAGCTTACGCAGGTTCCAGATTCTGATTGGACCAAATTGCGTTCCAAAAGCGTGAGTCGTAAGCATGAAAAGAAAGGGGAAGACTAGTACAATATCCGGTATCCAATCCGTATATTCCCAGGCTAGTTGAAACCTTGAGTCGCTCGAAAGAGCAGTGTATTGTGTAGGGTGTAGTAGCTAACTTAACAGGGGCGAAACACCTTTCTCCAGCACAACATCACATTCGTGAACAGAAATGTTAAAACGGAGTGATGGAGTGGCGCGGTTAGTTTTTATCGCGAAC